CATGCTGGAAGGATCGTAGTGTGGCTCGGGGATCGGCGATAGTCGTGTCTTCACGCTCCGCGGCGCGCCGCTTACCCGAGCCGCCCTCTTTGGATTCGCCCCGGCTGCGTCGGCCGACCTCCCTTGTCCGGCCGGCACGTGCCCTGCGTCAGACGTTGAATCGGGACTTCACGCGCACGGCGGCAGCCGTCACCCAGGTTCTCTCTCGCTCTGGGTCCCTGGAACGGCTCCATCGTGACGCGACTCGACGTCTGGCGGCCGAGGCGAAACGCGCAAAGGGCCCAGTCGGGCGGGGCGGCCGTCCTCTGGGCCCCGAGCGCACCCGCCAACTGCAAGCGATCTTCGAGCTCGATGAATTAAAGGCCGTGGGCTCCCTCATGGCCGACGATGAAGACGCTTTCCGGCTCGCGATCGCGGACTCGCTGGAGGATGCCTACGTCGATATGTTCGAGGCTGGGGGCACGGCCGCGCGTCGGGCGCTGGGCGTTCGGGGGGCCTTTCGCCTAGAGAGCCCGGCCGTGGCCGAAGCCCTCTCCCAGCGAGCGAACCTCTTGGCCGGGAACGTGGCCGATGACGTCTTCGAGCGGTTGAAGACGGTCCTTGCCGAGGAATTCTACTTCGCGGGGAAGGGACCGTTCGAGGTCGCACGTGCGCTCCGTGGCGAATTCGACTGGCTGACGAAAGCACGCTCCGAATTGCTCGCGCGCACAGAGACCGGTGCGATCGTGAGCGAGGCGAGCTGGATCACGTACTCTGCGAGCGGAGTGCCGTTCAAGCGCTGGTTAAGCACGCTCGACGGGGAAACGCGTGAAGATCACTATGAGGCGCATGGTCAATTGCGTGCGATCGACGAGCCCTACGACGTGGGCGATGAGCAACTCATGCATCCGCTCGATCCATCTGCAAGCGCGAAGCAGGTCTGCGGCTGTAGATGCGATGAAGAGCCTGTTATCACGGCGGACCAAGCCTTCTCTGATGCCGACGTCTGGGATGGGTCGAACAATCCCGACCAGTTTGCGCGCGAACGGCTCGCCGATCCTGATCGCCCACCACGGCAGCAGGGGCCCGATCCCTCCGCGACCGATGATCTCGACTTCGCCTTCCCGGAGGATGAGTGACGGAGCCCGCGAAAAACCGCAAGTGGGCGAATCGTATGCTCGCCTCTGGCTTGTGCGTCCGGTGCGGCAAGGCGCGCGAGCACTACATGCGGACCTGTGACGCGTGCGCCAAAAAGGATACGGCGCGCACCAGGAAGCGGACGGGGAGCAAGGTCTGGCGGCCAGGTGGTCCAGGACGGCCACCGAAGGTGGTGCGCGACGACATGGCGGAGCAGAAGCCAAAGGTCGGTGAGTGAGTGCGGATTGGCGGACGGAGCCGCGATCGCCTGGAGCGGCAGCGGGCTCGCCTCAAGGCCGAAGGCTACGAGCCCCCGACGCAATCGGACCCCGCCGATCGGCTCGTCCAGGTGCGATGCTTCAAGGATGGCGCCCTCATTGCCGAGCTACCGATGGGGACCCGCTACGTGCTCCTCGCCCCCGATGACACGCCCGAGCAACACTCCATGCCGGGGATCGTCTTTCTCCAGTGCCGGCGGTGCAAAGAGAAGCGCGTCCTGATCCAGCACCCGATCGGGCCGCCCGGCAAGCCCGATACGAACGGCAAGCGCTAGCACGGATCGGCGATGGGGCGGCAAGGATCTAGCCTGGGGGCTCCGTTTTCGGCAGCTCTCGAAACTTACCGCCCTTGCGAATCCCTACTCCTTCCTCCGCCCAGATTTGAGCAGCGGACGGCTGCTTCGACTCTTTCTCTGGGCGTAGAGGTTGAAACGGAAGACCCGCTTCGTAGGCATGCCAAGGACAAAACTCGGCGTAAGGATTCTCCCGAACCCATACCGCTTGCCCGTAGCAATGAGCACCACCGCACTGACCAAGCTGCTCGTTTTTCTTTGGTCGCCGAAACATCTTACTCCTACTCGAATGCGCGGCCGAACAAGTCGATGGCTGGGAAGATGGAGAGCACGAGGCCATTCAACGCCACCACTGCCACCACGGGCGCTTTTTGTACTCGCGAAGCTGGCGAATCGCTTCCGCATGGATTGCGTAGCTTTCGTTCAGCCCCGCTAACTTGCCCCTGAGAAAGTCATCGCCTTCGATGGCATGTACTTTCGCTGGGCCGTTTATGATGATGCATTCGTCGTCAGAGTCTTTGAAGAATGCCTCTAGCTGTTCGCTGACTTGCTGGAGGAGATCAGTGGACAGCTCGCCTGGAAACGTAATGATATATTTCATAGCTTCCACCATGGCCGTTTCGGCGGTCCATGTTCTTCCGGCCCGAACTCGCTCGGTTTTGGAACGTAGGGCGGCGGGTCCGGCATCTTGTCGCGGGTCAGCGTGCGCCCAAGATCGGCACCGCACGGGCACTTGTGATCCATGCGCTCCGTACCATCGGAATCATGGACGAGCGTATGGGCTACGTTCTGGCCGTCGCACTTCGGGCACTTCCAGGGCCACCACCAATCGGGACGAGGCGTCACTACAAACTTCCCTGGTAATCTTCGTATTGTAGGGCTTCGATTCCAGGCGGCTCGATCTTGAAGAATCGCTTCGGCCGGCCACCGCGCTCGGGCGTGCCTTCTCCATCTCGCGATGAGATGAGGCCGCGTTTCTCTAGACGCTCCATGGTGACGTACACTTCACCGATCGAAACATCGCGCCCAGTTCGGGCCGATAGTTCGCGCCGCATAGTCACGCCGTAGGCATTGGCTCCGAGACTTGCAAGCGCGCCGAGTGCCATCAACTCAAGATCGCTCATGGCCTGGCTCTCTCTTTTGTTTTGGATCATCTACCATGCGGCCCACCACATGGCGAGCGAACACAAACAAACGAACAGTAGGTGGTGCGTCTTCGGTGTCTCGTCGGTCCTGTCCGCCATCATCGCACCGGCGATCATTAAACCGCCGGCACCCAGGCAGAACACCACCAACCGCACGGCGGTCTCGTACGGGTTCATTGAATAATTATAGCACGGTAAGCTCGCCGCCGAGCCCCTTCCGTTACTCTGGGTAAAATAACCCTTGACACGCAACTAGCAGTACCGTAACAACTCCCGACGTATCTCCAGTCGCGAGGCTCAAGAAGCCCTGCCCGAGCGCAAGCCCGGGCGGGGCTTCTATCTTTTGGGGGGACGAGTGCAAGGGACGAAGGCCGAGGACCAGCACTACCACGAAGTCCCGCTGCCGGATGGAACCATCGTCCCGACCGGGCCCCCGATCGGCGAGCCGGCCACCGCTGCCGCGGCGGCGCCGGATTCCTATTCCTACTCAACCCCCCAGGACGGCAAGCGCGAGTACGTCCGCGACGATCACGGCCGGTTCTCGTCCGAAGGCGCCGGCGGGGCCGCGAACGATGCGCTCGACGCGCGCGGGGTGGCGCTTGCGGTGGCCGGGACCAAGAACCCCCAGGAAGCAGCCGCCGGCCGGCAGCGCTTGGCAGGGCTCGTGGACCGGGCGACCGCAAGGGCGCGCTCGACCCTCGGCCGTGAGCACCCGGCGACCCGGACCTTGAGCGCCATCTCCAGCCGCGCGCGGACGGCAGATGCGCGCGGGCTACAGACCTTGGCCGGCGAGCTTGGGCGGGTGAACGAGCGGCTAGCCGAAGAGGCAGCCGCCGGGAAGTCCGCCCCAGGAACGAAGGAGGATCGACGAGTGGAGCCCACCGATACGGATCCCGACGCAGAGAAGGCGGCGGCCGCCGGTGCCTACGCGACTCAGGACCCGGCGTCGCTTCCCGCCTACGGGCGCGAGATCTACGACCGGATGCACGATACGACCTTCCAGATGTTCGGCAAGGCCGACGATCCTGCGAGCGAGCGCTACGCCTCGGGGGTCGCATGGCGAGCCGTGGCCCAGGCGTACGGCTTTGCGTCGGCTCCCAGCGGGCCAGCCAAGGCCGCTACGTTGCCGCAAGCAGCCGGGCAGCGGCCTCCGGTCTCGGGCCACGGCCGTTTCGTTTCTACCCCGCACCAAGCGAAAGGCATCCCGTGGGGTGGCCCCGTCTTCTCCGAAGGCGGGTTCTGGATCGTGCCGGTCTCGCGCTCTCGCGGTGCCGAGAACCTCTACGACCGGATCGATAGCCGGGTGATCCCGGATTCCGGCGGCGCTGTCGTTCGCGTCGGGATCGGCCGCCCTAATAACCACAAGCAGATTATCGACGTCCGGGTGCCGAAGCGGATGGTGGACTCGACCCCGGGCGGCTCCGGGGCCGCGGGCTGGGTCCAGTGGAATATGGACATCATCCGCGCGATCGCTCAGTCGGACGTCTCCCCCGGCGCATTGATCCGCCAGTCCGTGGTCAAGGCGCTGGCCGAGCCGGCCCCGGCGGCGCGGCTCGACGTCACGGGCTGCAAGTTCGTGACCTCGCCCGAGAAGGCGCAGGAGCGGATCACCTACGATGTCGTGTACGCGCCTTGGGAGGTGGATCTCCAGGGCCAGTACGCGACCGAAGATGAAGTCCGGAAGATGGCGCACGAGTTCATCGCCCGGAAGGGCGGCATGAACTTGATGCACATCACGGGGCTCAAGATGACGGACGGCCGCCCGGCCGGTGAGCCCGTCGAGTCCTTCATTGCCCGCTCGGGTGATCCCGACTTCCCCCGCGGCGCCTGGGTCATGGGGGTCAAGTGGCACCCGGAAGCCTGGGAGCAAGTCAAGTCGGGCCGGCTCACGGGCTACTCGATCGAGGGCCAGTGGGGCGTTGTCCCGCTTCACCTGGTGCCGTCCAAGGCCGAGATGGGGATCGGATGAAGTCCATTCGCGAGCTGATTGCCGGCGCCAAGGAACTTGACTACGTAGGCGAGATCATTGCGGGCGAGGTCACGGAAGTCGCGGGCGTCGATCGGCCGGCCACCGGTCGCCGCTGGCGCTTCTTCAAGGGCGCCCCTGGCTCCAAGGCGGGGATCTCCCCGACCCTCGCCCCCGGGGTCAACTACACCGAATGCCTCGCTCGCGGCGACATGCCGACCCCGACCCTCTGCGAGGCAGCGGGCCAGCCCGATGCGCTCGGCAATTTTACGGATGTCCTCCGGGCCGATATGGCGGGCCACGACGCCTCGGTCGCCGATTTGAAGATGCTGGCCGAGTGCGAGGACGCGATCACACGGGGCGAACTTACATTGCAGGAGGAAAAGATGATCACGCGCGGACGGAAGTGCCCCGACGGGATCGTGCCCGAAGGCAAGGACGTAGCACCCCCGGTGCCCGAAGAGATGGCAACCGATGTGCCGCTCGAGGACGAGCCTGCGGCAATCGAAGTGCCATCGACCCCGACCGAATGGAGTCTCGCCGATTGCCTGACGCAAGCAACCGACATGGGGCTCCCGGAAGATGCCGCGGTCTCGGCCTGCCAGATGGTGCGGGGCGAGTTCGGCGACCCGAACGATGAGACGAAGATCCTCGTGCCCGACGGGACGCAGCCCGAGGGCTTGATCAATGCGGCGGCGATGAGCTTGGGGCTGGGGAAGTCGCTCAAGGTCCAGCCGACCGGGCCGCCGGCCGTCAAGTTCCAGGGCGAGAACCGCTGGCGCACGCTCTTCAAGCGCTTCTTGGGAATCCGTGAGCCGCGCCCCGGGCGCAAGCTGGTCGAGTATCTGCGGGGCGTGGAGTCCCGCGTGGAGGGACTCATGTCTGAGCAAGTGAAGTCACGGGAGGACCTGCGGCTCGTGATCGAGCAGCAAGGCCAGATGATCCATGGGCAGGGCCAGCTGATCCATACGCTGGCGGGCCTCGCTGGCGTCACCCTACCGGCCACCGCCCCCGCTGCCCCCGCGGCCGTAGCCGAGCCCGCCCCCGCGGCGGGTTCCGGGAATCCGATCATGGAGCCCGCCAAGTCGGCGCCGACTGCCCCGGCCGATGGTGCCAAGGATGGTGCCGCGGCCGGGGCCCCGATCGTGGCGGCGCCGTCTTCGGACGACCGGATCGCCCGGCTCGAGGCGACGGTCGAGACGCTCGTCCAAGCGCTCACGGGCGGGGCCGGCCCGGCGATGGAGGAGCCCGGCGACAACGAGCTCCCGGACTTGGTCGGCGCCGGCGTCGCCGCGCCCTCGGCCGAGCCGAAGCGCGTCAGTGCCGCGAGCCCGCCCCCGAATCGGCTCATGGTGAAGACCGTCGCCCCCGCCTCGAGCGGTACGCCGGTCGAGTACTCGACCATTCTCGGCGCTCCGGTGACCGCCTCGGAGCGGAACGCGGCGCGTAACGGCGGCGGGCTCCCCCGCATCGCCCGGCGATAAGGAGCGACCCATGAGTGCGACCTACTTCAAGTCGATGCACGTGGACGAGGACCCGCAGGGACCGCCCAAGTTCTTCTCCGACGTGCGGCTCTCGGGTGCCGATCAGCTCCTCGCCCGCGATCCCGAGACCGTCGCCTTCCTGGCCAAGTGCTACGCCGAAAAGGTGACGCACCCGCCCGGCCAGCGCTGGCCCATCTTTGCCGAGAAGCGGCTCGGCGCCTTCCTCGCGGCTCTCGGAGTCGATCTTGAGGAAGCGAAGAAGTTTGTCGGCGAACCGACGGACGTCCCGACTTACTGCGACTCGATGGAGCAGTCGGTCAAGATGTTCAACGGGGCGTCATTCCTTGCCAAGAATGTGTACGAGGTCTGCGCGCACCTTCGCAGCCGGCGAGCGCTCGCGCGTACGTAGGGAAACCACCCCGGGCATCACGGGACAGGGACGTTCCGTGCCGGAAGTTCCAAGGAGGGGACGCAAGTGCTATCCCAAGGACACGCGCTGCTCGCGGCACCGTCATCGGTGACCGAGGGTCGGCGCCTCACGAAGTACGAGCAGGCGAAGTTCCTGCTCCGTACCGTCGCTCCGTGCTTGATCCAGCCCGAGGAGGCAGACCGGCTCATCGACTACGTGGTCGATGAGTCCCAGATGTTCCGCGAGGCCTCGGTCGAGCGCATGACCACGAACGAGCAGACGATCCGCTTCATCAATCTCTCGAGCGGCATCCTTCGGCTCGCCACGTGTAACGAGACCCCGACCGAATCGGTCTCGATCACGAATACGAACAAGTGCCTGAAGACCATCAGTCTCGACGCCAAGTTCTTCCTCTGCGATGACGACTTGCAGGACGGGATCACCGGCCCGCAGTTGGAGCAGCAGATCATGCGGATGACGGCCGAGACAATCGCGAACGAGACCGAGCGGATCGCGTGGATGGGGAACACGAACGGGAGCTACACCGATCCCTCGAACGTGAACAACGCCGTCATGGGTGCCCGCGATATGTGGTATCGCCAGCTCCAGCAAGGGCACATCCTGAACGGTGGCGGGTTCACGGGCGAAGCCGGCAACCGGGCGATCACCTTCCACAAGCTGAACTGCCTCCAGCGCGCCCTGCCGACCAAGTATCGCCGGAATCCCGAGCAGCTCCGGATCTACATGCCGAGCGACATGTGGGTCGATTACGCAGAGCTCCATCAGGGTCGGGAGACGGTTCTCGGCGATCGCTCGCTCCTGGGCCCCGTGCCCCGCGAGCACATGTCCACCCCGATCGTGCCCGTGCCCTTGATCCCGACCAACATCCGCGCCTGCGGGTGCGAGTCGCTCTCGACGTCCACGGGGACGTTCATGGTGATCACGGACCCGGCGAACCTGGTCGTGGGGATCCAGAAGAACATCACGTTCGAGCGGTGGCGCGATGGACCGCGGCACCTGACGTGGTTGATCTGGACCTTCCGGTTCGATGCGCTCGTGTTCAACGAGGATGCGACGGCGATGGTCGACTGCATGCAGCTCATGCCGTGTGCTTCGACCTGCGTGCCGACGGCTCTCCCGGCCGGGCGCTGTGTCGCCTGCATCAACTAACGGGGTAACGCTCTCGTAGCCTGCGACCTTCGGCGAAGCGCGGTAGCTCTGGCCGGTTGCCCACGGGTTCTCCGGGGCCGGCTGGAAACGCGCTTCGCCGAAGGGGACAGAAGCCAAGACGACTCACCCGGCTCTTGAGTAGCCGTCCGCCTCCCCCGCCCCAGCCTACCCGTAGGGGCGAGACAGTCGAGAAAGGATGACCGTGCCTCAGGTGGTCCTGGCGCGAAGCCTCACCTATGTCCACAACGGACGCGCGTTCCGCCGTGGCGAGCCTCAGGACGTGCCCGAAGGCGACTATCTCTTCCTGCTATCGCAAGGCTTCATCGACCCGAACCACGAGCTCCAGGTGGTTCACCCCTCCCGGCTCACGCGGGCGCCGGCCGACTCCGAGATCCCGATCGTCCGGGCG